CAGCAGCTGCCTGGCGTGCTGGCGTACGGCCACATGGCACATGACCGTCGCTGGTACCGCATGACCAAGCTGCTTCGGGAGAACCCCTCCGAGCCGGTCAACGGCTACGACTACTACAAGGCATTCGTCCCCCTCAACGCTGCGTGGCTCTTCGAGCACAGGCTGGCGGAAGCTGGTGTGACCTACCAGATTGAGCACGCCATCAACGTGGGCGACATCTTCGCGTGGCCTTCTGACGACGAGGAAGCGCTGGCCACCATGGCCGAGTACGGACGGCAGGTGGTCGCCGGCATGGTCAACCGAGGCGAGGTCAAGTCATTCGTGACTGACCTCATCACCGACTACCAGGCGCGTGGCGTCTACTGGGCTTCGACCAGGCCCTGGTTCAAGCTGGTCTACCCTTGCGGGTCAGGCAAGACGCTGACGTCTACCTTGTCTGCTCTGACCGAGAAGGGTCCGGTGTGTGTCATTGCTCCCGCCAAGGCCCGCCGAGTCTGGTGGGACCAGGTTCAGGAGTACACCAACCTCAAGCCTCACCGTGTGATCCCTCGTGGTCAGATGCGGAAGAACGACCAGACCCTGCAGGACTACCTCGCAGAGTGTGTCGACCTTCGCATCCGCCCCTTCGTGGTCTTCGGTGCGCAGTCACTCCCTGACTACACCCAGGAGATTGCGAAGCTCGCACCGTCCGTGCTGGTGTTCGATGAGCTCCACACCTTTGGTCAGCCCAAACGGTGGAAGGCCATCTTCAACAGCAACGGTGAGATTGAGTTCGAGAAGCGTCGGACCAAGACCGACACGCGAGAGACCCGTGCGGTTGCTGCCATGGACGTGAGCCGCCTGCCTTCGATCCGTCTGCGGGGTGGCCTGACCGCCACGCCGCTGGACGACGGGCGCCCTCGTCGACTGTGGAGTCAGCTCGACCTGCTCGCCCCCGGCGCCTACGGCATGGGCTTCAGCTCCTACGCCAAGCGGTACTGCGCTGCGAAGGAGGGCGAGTACGGCGGCATCGACGACAAGGGCAGCAGCCACATCGAAGAACTCAAGTACCGCGCGGCCTACCTGATGCAAGAGGTGACGCACACCGAGTCGCACGGTCAGCTGCCCCCCACCCGCGTCCAGGTCGTGTGGCTCTCGCCGTCTGACCAGAACCGCCCCGCGGCGTTCAAGCGGGTCATCGCCAAGGCGGAGAAGGAGGCGCTCAAGACACGCACCGAGTTCGACAAGGAGCGTGCGCTCGAAGCGAACCTCATGGAGGCGGCCAGCCGCAAGCGCAAGTACGTGGTCGAGGAAGTGCTCGAAGGTCTCCGCGGTGGTGGCAAGGTCGTGCTGTTCACGGCGCGTCGCCAGGACTGTGAGGACTGGGCCTCGTACATCGAGAAGGCTCTGGCAAAGGAGGTCAAGCAGAAGAACTTCGGTGGCCACATGCCCGCGATGAGCTGGGGTCACGGTGGCACGGACGAGCGCGACCGTGAGGACATGGTCACGAGCTTCCGCGAGAGCGAAGGACCGTGCCTTCTTATCGCTACCGGCCAGGCGTTTGGTGAGTCGGTCGATGGTCTGCAGTCTGCAGACCTCGCCATTTTCGCCATGCTGCCGTGGCGGCCCGGAGACTTCGAGCAGTGGAAGGGGCGGTTCGACCGCATCGGTGGTCGACCCACGCTGCTCAAGGTGGTGCTCGCCAGGAAGACTTACGACGAGAAGGTGGCTGGCATCCTGGCTGACAAGATCACTCCCATCAAGGAGTTCCTGGCGGCTGAGCAGTACCAGGGCATGGACGACAAGCTGCTCGGCATTGACGACCACGAGGCCATGAAGGCATCGGTACTCGACACACTCTTTGGAGTAGACGCATGACAGATCGAACCACCACAGAGATTGCTCTCATGATTGTCTGGTTGTGCTGCACTCTGTTTTTCTGTGTGGCTGCCGGAGGAAGGTTCGACGACATCGAAGCAAAGGTCGATGTGAGAAACCACCTCTCCAGCGGCAAGGCCAACTACCTGCCGGGAGCAGCCTGCGTCATCGCGACTTCGGTTGAGCAGACCCCTGCCGACATCATCAACTACGCCAGGGCGTGCGCGAAGGCGCACGAAGACTGGCTTGCGGAGCAGCCGTGATTTGGACCGACAGTCGGCGCACCATGCCTCCGTCCGACGAAGAAGTGCTCATGTGGCAGCACGACACGTTCAACATCCTCTGCCTCAAGCAAGAAGACGATGGCGCGTGGCTCAACTACGAGTCGTGGTTTTCCCTGGCAGGCATCGGCCAGTTCTTCTGGCAGCCCCTCCCCAACCCCCCGGAGCAGCCGTGAACCCCATCCTCATCAACACCGGGCGCAGCACGTCGGGGTGGTCCTTCTGGGGGCCTGCCTTCAGCTGCGACTTCCTCTGGTTCCTCATCAACGTGCAGGGCAAGCAGTTCATCGGAGCTGACCCGCTGACCCAGGGGTCGATGGGCCACACCATCCTGGCGCACTACTACGCTCGACTTGGGTGCGAGCAGGGTGGGTTTGAGTACGAGGGAGAAAACATCAGTGATCCCAACTACTTCTTGCCGCCTGAGGAGGGGCTGCGGGCATGGGTCGATGAAGCGGAGAAGGAGGGTACGGAGGCGGCGCACTTCATCGCCAACACTCTCGAGGTCTTCCGCCGCTACCGACAGCGTGAGCCGTATGTTTCGGACCGTGTTGAAGGTGTCGAGATGCAGATCAAGATGACCGTAGGGCGGAATCACAAGGGGGACTTCGGACTGTGGCTTGACAAGAACCTCGCCGAGCCCGAGCTTCTGGACTGCCCTGGTCTTGAAGAGCCGACTGCCGGAGTGCCAGCGCTGCAGCACGGCAAGCCCATCGTGGTCACCAAGCGCTTCGACCTGGTGATGACACACAGCCAGGACAGGCGGACATACATCTGGGACCACAAGGTGACCGGCGGGAGCGTGAGCAAGACTCGTGCTCAGCAGTACGCCATGGATGGACAGTTCGCCGTCAACCGCATCGCTGGTCGACAGCTGTACGGTTCGAACTTCGGGGGCGTTGTCCTCAACCTGGTGCAGCGCAGAGAGCCGTACGCCGTGAGCCGGCAGCATGTTCCGGCTACGCCGTGGCGTGACCAGCAGTTTGCCCGACAGGTCTACACGAAGGCGCACTCCCTGGCGCAGCAGCTCGTGATGTTCGCCGAGGGACGAACGGGTCCGGGCGATTGGGAGCTGACCCAGAGTGAGCTCGCCTGCTACCACCGCTACGGTAAGTGCGGTGCGTTTGAGATTTGCCAGTACGGCCCGGAGTAATCATCATGAAAACAGGTAGGCACGTAATCATTGACGCCTGGACCCAAGACTCGCAGCGCCTCAACGACCCTGAGTTGATCAGTGCGCTGCTCAACGAGCTCGTTGTGATGGTGGGTATGCAGATTCTGAAGCCCGCCGAGATGGTCTCGGTACCACTCAATCCCACGGTTGAAAACGGAGAGGACGATGGGGGAGTGACGGGGACTGTGATTCTGACCACGTCTCACGGCAGCATCCACACGTGGCCCCTCCGTGGTCACGTGAGCTTCGACTTGTTCTCTTGCAAGGAGTTCAACGTCAAGCAAGTGGTTGATTTCCTTACCGAAAAGTTGAGTCTGACAGGTGGGCGGGTTCGCAACATCCGCAGGTCCCATGAGCCTGACACTCAGCATCGGTGGGAGATCAACGAATAAGGAAAGAGTCGAGTTAGTTTACAGACCCGCCCTGACTGTAAACAACAAACAGGCGCCGTCGACTGGGACCAGTGTGTTACAGTCGACGGGCCTTTCGGGGCACTACAACAACAACATCACTGGAGGCGACCATGGCGAATGCCACGGTCATGGGCATGGTCTTTGGCCAGCCCAAGCGCATGAAGACCTCAATGGTCGCAAGCGCTTTCCCCAACGCCCTGTGGATTCCGGGCGAGGGGATGAACGCGATCAAGAGCGTCGCGACAAACGAGTGGGGATTCGAGCCCACGATCTATGAGCATCCGGTCAGGACGCTTGTCGACCTGCTTGGTCTGCTGGACATGCTCGAGTCGCAGGGGTTGGTCGAGGACTACCCTGAGATCTGTGTCGACGGCATGACCGCGCTGTGCGAGACAAGCCTGCGTGTCTGGCAGGACAACCCCAAGATCACAAACAGCGGCAAGGTCGACAAGTTCTGGCCCTACCAGCAGCTGAAGGACAAGCTCCTTCGGTTGGCAGAGCGCGCCCGACACATCGGCGTGAGCGTCTTCCTCGTGGCCCACGAGCAGGCACCCGGCCAGGGCATGGACGGAACCTTCGTACCCGGCGGCCCATCTCTGGGCAGCAAGGGTCAGGTTGTGCGTGTCCCTGCTTGGTGTGACTTCAACGCCCGCGCCATCGTCAACAAGGACTACCCAGACCCCGGGACCAAGAACGGCTTGTTTGTCGACACTTGGGACACCACCTGGGTGACCGGTGACCGGAACGGTGTGGCGTACGCTGAGAGCCCGCCCAACGTCCGTGAGCTCCTCCGGGCCAGCGCCGTTGACTACGGACTGTCTCGCCGCCCTGGCCTTGAGTGGCAGGACGAGATTGCCGACCTTGTCGCCAAGACCCTGCAGGAAGGTGACGTCAGCGCTGCCATTGACGCCGGCGTCAACAAGGCGCAGAAGTTCGCCAAGGGTAGCGGCCGTGAGCCTCAGCTCCACATCCGCTGGGCCGTACAGGATGGCATCGCAAGAGGCGTCATCCAGAAGCGGCGCAGCCGCAGCATCTTTGAGAACCTTGAGCCGCCCGCCCCGAAGAAGGCTGCGACCAAGGCTCCACCCCCTCCGTCTGATTGACGGCTGCCCCAGCAGTCTCTGGGATCTACCACAACACCATCATCACTCTCACCTGGATTCACCAGATGTTTTTCATCCCGCCCGAAGTCACCAGCGCAGTCAACACCGGCTCGCTTCCCCCCGGCACCGGCTACTACGCTGTCGAGATCACCAAGTTCGAAGACCGCGGAGTCCTCGATCGTCAGGGCAACTTCAGCTACTTCATCCACCTCAAGTTCCCCGACGGCGCGACCACTCGCGAGATCGGCAGCTGCCCGTTCAACGCTGACGGCGAGATGGCACCGGCCCTTGCTCAGATGAGCGAGGATGCCCGCAAGGGTAAGATCGCTGGCATGGTCGGCGCTCTCAAGCGTGTCGCTCTGTCCTCCGGTATCACCGAGGACTACCTGTCCGAGAACGGTCTGAACACGGACCACCTCGTCAGCCGCACGGCCTACATCGCATGGCTTGGTCGCCCCGAGGACACCCCCAAGGGCACCAAGGCGTACGGCGAGGTCAAGTCCTTCATCAACAAGGACGCCTTCGACGCGTACGAAGAGAAGGGCTCCTCCCCCGAAGACACCCGCCAGTTCCCCTGGCGCCGTGAAACTTCGGCGAGCGCTTCGCCCAGCAACACCAAGGCAATGCCGGCTCCGCCCAAGCGCGCAGGCTTCCCGCCTCCGCCCCGCGGCTGAGTAACAACACGGTCTGACACAACGCCCCCGTCGTCAAAAAGGCGGCGGGGGCGTCTCTCTGGGAGCAGCATGGAAAAAGAAGTTCGGCCAGGTACCCGGTGGCAGCACCGCAATGGAAACTACTACCGCGTTCGCATGGTTGTGAACGAGCACGCAGATGACCCTGAGAGATACCCGCTGAT